CAACTGCTAGTTGCTCGCATGTAATTACTTCCAATGGATTCCCCAGTGGGTCACGGCTACAGACGTAGCGATTGAGATGAAAACAGCGCAGCCCTTCTGGCGCTACATAAAGCAGTGCATTGCCGCCAACGATGAGATGCAGCAACGCCTCATGAAAAACCACACGGTCATTGCTTGCCTCGATCTCCCGCAGCACCTGACGTTCGATCTGGCTTAACGCCATTTCAAACTCGGACTTCTGCTCTGGATCAACGCCTTGAGCATTTAGCTCGGCTTCATCTAGTGAAAAACGAAAAAACTGCTGCGTTGGTGGAAGCAAAGCCAAAAGCATCCGGCTTGCCAAATTCAGGCACCCTCGGGCTCCAATGCCATTCCAAGGAACCGGATAAGTTTCCTTGGTATCAGCAACTGGCTCTGAGCTGGTCGGAATGAGATACGGAATCGTCAACCGAGCGCAAGCCCGGCCACGACTTAAGTAATAGTCCCTGTCAGATTGCAGGTCTTCGTAGCGTTGAGCAGCAGTTTTACGCATGATTAGATCGAGAGATTTGTGCCGCGACTTCGAGCAGAACCACGAGCAACATTTGCTTGAGTTGAAGCAGACCCACGACTGCTAGGTCGCGATGCTGTTTGCGATGCAGTCGGAGCCATTGGCTGCTTCTGTCCAAGGATTTGCAGCGATGAAACAACCGATTGGCCACGGCTTTTAATTCCCCCAAGGGTTGCAGCCTGCTCCGCTTGCAAGCCTTTTACTTTCGCGGTTTGAGCAACTTGTCGATCAGCCATTTGCTGTTGCAATGCAGCTGACTGCGCTTGCTGCTGTTGGGCTACAAGCATTCGCTGATCTGCAATTCGATCAAGATCTTTCTGCCTGTTTTCGGCTATTTTATTGAGCCGTTTTTGTTCATTTTCAGCGCGCACTTTTTCACGCCGCCTTTTGCCACCGCTGCACATGATCAGACTCCGATATTGAGACCAGAGCCAGCGCTAGCCATAGTCCCGCCAGTGCTGATCTTGAGATTTTTCTTGGGCTTCTTTTTGGCGGTAACTGCGGCCGTAGTTTGAGCTCCCTCTGGAATTTCAGTTTGCTGCGCTGAAGTGATGTATGCCGCGGCTTGATCAGCAGATGATGATGCTGCTGCCGCCGCAGTTTCAGCTGCGTAGTCAGCCTGAAGCTCGGCTGTCTCTGCCGCAGCTGAATCAATTTGGGTTTGCAATTGAGTTTGAAACTCGTTTTGCTGAGTAGTCATCTGTTGCTGATATTGCGCCAGAGACTCTTCATTGCGCCTGATGTCGTCATCAGAAGGCCCGACATATTCAACTCTTGGTGCTTGAGGGCTGCCTCCTAAACACATGATCAAACTCCGTTAGGTGATGTTGAGGCCAGTGCCCTGGCTAGATGAATTGGCCGTGCGGCCAATCCGCAATGACTTCCGTCCTTTGGTGGTTTTAATCCCACGATCTCTTGAACCAATCTCAGGAGCTTGCGCTGATTCCTCTGGCGGAGGAGCGCCAATCAACGTAGATAAACGCATGGCTTCTTCGTTCAAAGCCGACGCATCATTTGCTGCGGCAATTCTGTCTGCGGCAATCTCCGATCTGACAGTGTTTTGCGACTGCAAAGCGCTCTGCAACTGCTGTTGCATTGCCATAGAACCGTTATTTATCTGCGACTCAATCGCAGAACGCTGCAAAGCAAATTGCTTGTCGTAAGCGTTGTAGTCCGGCTGATAAATCGTTGCCCTTTCACCTCCACCGCCACACATCAACCGCCCTCCATTTCCATAACGACAACATCTGTCTGCTGATCTAGCTGCTTTTGAGCCAGCCATTTCACGACTGATACCTGACCAGCGCGAAACATGATCTCGCGATCACTCCACTCCAGCTCAGGCGCACGATCAGGAAACTCTGCGGCAAGAGCAGCCACAAGCCTCTCATCGATTCGTGGGAGATAAGGCACTCTGCGCAGCCGTAGATATTGACCATGGTATCTAAGCTTCAGGCAGAAGCACAGCAGTTATGTCTGATCAACTAAGCAAACTCAGCGAGATGCACGATCTCGTAATTGATCAAGTGCTGGAAGACTTGCAGAACGGTGATCGCAAAGCTCGCATAGAAGCGATGGCATTACTGAAGAACAGCAACGTCACTGCTGTTGCAGCTGAGGGCTCAACTCTCAAGAAGCTTGCAGGCAAGTTGGACTTTTCAGAGATGAGCGACAAGGTTGTGCCGATTACACCGAAAGCTGTTTGACCCCGCCATAAGCTCCGTGATTGGACAGGTTGGGTCGCCATCCCAGCGCGAGGGAATCGACGGCACCTTCCTGTTCACTCATCCAAGCTTCCATATCTTCATTACGCATCTGGGCTGTGCGTTCCAGTTGAGTTCGCATCTGATCCTGGGCGGCACTCTCGACGTAGTAAGCCAAGGCAATTGCTAAAGCATCAATACGGTCATCGTGCGACAAACAGCCACGCTCGTCTGAGAGCCTTGAGAGCTGATGGGCTAACGACCTCGAATAACCATGCTCAGGGTCTTCATCAAGCAATCGATAATCCGCTTTTATCACCCGCGCAAGGATCGATAACCTGTGCTGCTGAATAATTGGGCCTAACGTGTCACATAGGCGGGTTTCTTTGCGGATGCTGTGTCTTACCTCTTCGATTGAGACCGGATGATGTCTCAATATGTGGGGTTTCAACAGGGCTGTAAACATCCCGTCCCCCATATTTGATTCTGCGATTACATAATTCACGTCCCATTTCTTTGCAGTCTTGGCCAGATGCTCAAGCACCGTGTCGTCATAGCCAAGAGTGCTGCCACCGCTCTCTAGCACTGTGAAATTTCCGCCATATTCCGCCAATACGCACCAAGCCAGCTCGTCGCGGCCCCTACCCGCTGGATCGACTGACATAACGACACGGGCCTCCTTTCTTTCCACCCAGCCGTTGATGAATGCAGGCCGATGCCAGAACCTATCTGCGCCCATCCCAACGCAAACCAGCTCTTGAAGCCGGTATTCGGGCGAGCTCGACCAGACGACAGTCTCAGGAAGAGCAGATCCATCGATGTCGAGGACGCAAATATCACCGAGGCGTACTGGGAAGCGGTCAAGGGTGGCAAGCCTGCAATTGAGATAGAACTGAAGCTCGAAACTTGCCTTCGTCATCGACGCTTGACGTTGAAGGATGTCTTCGTGACTGAACCGCTCAGGGTCCGTTGGCTCTCCGACTAACCCTGGATCCGTTTCGACTTCTAGCTCAATACGTGGATCGAGGTTCCCTTCGTAGGTATCAAGCTCTTCTGGGTATAAAGCAGGCCAATATCTACTTGAATAACCCCTTTCTCGCACCAGTCGTAGGTAAATACTGGTCTCGGTGTGCGGTGTGCCGAGATAAATGATCTTTCTGGGCAGTAACTGGCCCTCATCTGGCTTGATGATGGATTCCATCTCAGTTACAGCATGAGCAATGCGCTCTTGTTTTAATATAGTGAGGGTATTTGCAAGTGTTTCGATATCATCTAGTACCGCGCAAGTACATCTCTGGCCTGTGGTTTGAGCCCCTACGCCTAATGCGCGGACCGAGGCCGACTGCTCAGGAATACATGGCCCAACATCAAAGGCGACATTGCTGGATCTGTTATTCATTCCAGGCAATAAGCACTGCAATATGTCCACTTCAGCCATAGTACGCAACATAAATTGCGTGAAATCCGTCGCCTTTAGTGCTGTAGCTGAAACGACAAGGATCTTTTCCTCTGGATCCATGCGCAGCCGCCATAAAGCGTAGTAACTGGCAAGTAATGACTTGCCCAGGCCCCTGAATGCAACAGTCAGCTGCCGATCAGGGCCATCTTGCATCCATTGGGCAACAGCAACCTGCTGCTTGGTGGGAGTTGTCGCCAGACCTTGCTCTCTAAGTAGATAGCAACAGAACTGCGGGAACCTCGGCAGCTGTTCTGGCATCTCTTCCCACAACTGCTTCATTCAAAAGCCTTGGCAGCAGCACGATTGATGGCATTCCTTAGATGCCGCTCTTTGTCCTGAACGAGATGGAACGACGACACAAACGTGCATTTCGTTATTCCATTCTCGGTAAGACACACTTTGAGACAGTCGTCCTCAGTGGAGGTGACATCAAGCATTACTTCTTAGAGCTTTTGCTTTTAGTCGTCACCTCAGGAGGAGGATTCGGTGGCGTTGGTACAGGGGTCGGCGTATTAGGCATTCCCTGCACATAAGGCCACTGACCTGTTGCCGTGAAATAACCGTCTTGAGCAGCCTGAACAATGGATTGAGGCTTAGTGCTCTCACCCGTCAGACCTAAAACCTGACGCGACTCATTCGTCAGATAAATGCTGGGATTGGACCCATTGACGACAACAGTGCTCATTTCCCTTTACCGACAGGCTTTGGCTTGTAACACTTTTTAGCCATACGACCCCTAAGAACAGGACGACCCCATCATGGCTCATGCCATGGGGATTGGATATGTAAATCGTCAATATGAGTGGGTGGTGGCATTGATGGGGGCTGTGACTTATGCCAGCTCTTAACTTCAGCGTCGATTCGAGGCTTCAGTGTTGCCTCAAACTTGCGACGTTGAATCATGCGTTGCAAATCATGCCAAGGCGATCGTGTCGAAAATTGCAATAGCCACTTGCCATCAGCAGGAATCAGCCCTTTTTTGCTTTTAAGGAGCGCAGAACAGTAAACAGCAATTGCACGACTGAATTGTCCTTCAGCTTGCTCATTCCAATCAGCTCACTAGCTGCTGCAACGACGATCCAAAAAGCTGGATGCCCCAAGACTTCTTCGATGTTCATTTTAATTTGGCCTCTGAACGGATCATATCCACCCCCGCAGAACAGATCACCTCTTTGGTCGTGCCTCTAGCGCTGTAATGCGATTGCCTTGTTCGTTCAACAGCTTGTAGATCGCTGATCGATCGGCCTTCATGTCGATATGAAGTGAATCCAAACGCTCAGCAATCGATTCCACTGCAACAGTCAGGCGTACTGCTTCCTCACGGTTCTCACGGTTACGGGATCCCATACCTGACGCTGTAACGCCGGCAATGCCAATCACTGCACCAACGACCGCTGCAACAATTTCCATCACAACGCTTTTGACGCTAAAGAGCTGATCACTGGCTACAGGGCCGTAAGTCTCCCCACCATATTGCCTACAACAAAGCCCCCTGCCTAGGACAGAGGGCTCTGCATGTCTCCCGCTCGGCTCAACCTCCCACGACTAAATAGTTGGCGGCGTTACCGGAGACGACTAGAGACTAGCTCTTCTCACTCCTCTTCTTCCTCCTCCTCGTATTCACCGCACCACTCATCAGACAAAACCTTGGGGAACTTAGTGACAACGCCAAGACCCTCCCCGAAGATGACTACAGGAGGTCTCCTCCGACACTCCCCATGCCCCATGCTTTTGAACTCGAAATACCGGCAGTAACAACAGTGTTCCTTCATTTGGTCCCCTTCATTGCGTCGTAATAACCACGCTCCAAATGCGTCAACTGATCACGACGTCCAGTCACTACAGCTTCAGCAGCTCTCGCCTTCGCACCGTTCTGCACCCTCTGCCACGCATCCTCGTTCTGTACTTGGTTCAATCGTCCAGCCATTAGTCGTGGGCTCCATGTATTTCAGTGATGGCAAACCCATCACGCTGATCGCATGACGGACTGCCTCTAGATGCCTTGGATGTGTAACTCGCCAACGACGCTTCGGAGAACCGTTGCCCCAGGCCCAACCTGCGTACTGAATAAAACCTGCATCAAGCAACTTCTTCAAAGCCTTGATCACAGTCGCCTTACCCAATCCACATTGATTGGCTATCCCTTTCACACTCCAAGCTGTTGTTCCACCCTGCGCAGACTTACCCTTGCCTGATACATCCTTGAACGCGCTCTCCCACAACAGCGCATAAACAGGACCGCATTCACGACCTAAGTCGAATACTTCCACCATCGGTGGACAGCTACCAACCAAGATCACAGACAAGAGTGTTCTGCACAGAACACGTCTATATTACAGCCCCGCAGAACTCCCGCCAGAGCTACTCCCAAAGCTCTACCTCTAAAGGCCTCTAAAGGCGATTAGGGCTCTAAAGGCCGACTTGGGTATCCATCACCTTATCTCGATAAGGATGGCTTATTGAGAATGCTCAAATTTGCTGGGCGGTGAGATGGGCATATTTACGCAAAAGCCCGTGCCTACCCCCCCATGCCCCCTTTCGTTGCTGCTGGGGGCCTAGGCGGCCCCCTTTTGCAGAGTTTGCAGGGGTGGGGTGGGGAACATCCCTTTGTATGACTGGCTTTTGATTGTGATGGAGAATCACATTTAGCTTGTGTCGTCCCTCTGCTGGCATGGATTGGCGGGAGCCAATCCATCTACTAGGGAGCGCATGGCCAGCAGGAGATAGAGCAAATTGCGCGCCGAGGAATGCTCGCAAGGTGGGTGAGGCAGGTTGTTGCCCAGGGGAGGAGGGAGTCATGCAGGAGTGTTGCGGGGGTGCAACGCAATCGCTATGCTGTGGGGGAACCTTGAAAACCAAATAGCGAATGCCGAATGGCACGGATTGGCGAGAGCCAATCCATGACCATCTCTTGAGGGGCTCTAGAGCCTCTCTAGAGGTGCTCTAGAGCGCCTTTGTTCCCACGACTTGGAATCAATGAACATCACTGAAAGCAGCAACAAAGCAGAAATCATTACTGCGGCTTTGGAATCAATAGACGACAAGGCAGCGCACATCGAACGACTGGAGCAGCAACAAGTTTTCCTTGTCGCCCTTGCTTCATTCCTGCTCTGCCTGTTGTTGGCGCTCTGACCATCTCACTGAGGGGCTTCGGCCCTTCCCTGAGGTGTTTCACCTCAACCCCACGACTTAAGCAAATGGCAATCCATAGAACCGAGTCGTTTCACAACGACATCGACAGCGAAAGCGTCGAACGTTCATTCATGACCAAGGGAACCTCTTGGGCTCGAATTGATACAGACCAAGACGCTTGGTATTACGGCAACTGGACCAACCCCGAAAGGTTTTACGTCGTCACTTATGCGGAAGGCGATTTGATCGTTCTCAAATGCGATACAGCTGAGGAGTTTTGCTCTGAGCTGAATCGCATGGCTGCATGGCATGCCGTCCAAGACAGCTACATGCGCATTGATCCAAGAGAAGAGCACGAGCCACTTTGGCTTGAGCTTGGCCTTGGGCATTTGCTGGCAGATCAGCTAGCTGTCGTTTGATCCACTCCTGGAGCCCTTCGGGGTTCCCTGAGCGGTTCTACCGCTTAATCCCACGACTTGGAATCAATGAACAAGACAGAACTATTCGATGCCGGAATGAACCGCTACGCGTTTGATTTTGAGCACTGTCGCTGCAATGACGGCTGGGCACAGCTCGACACTGACCAAGACGCTGAGTGGTTTGGCAACTGGGCGCATCCTGAACGCTTGCACATCGTGTCGTTTGTAGAGGGTGACATCGCAGTCACCAAATGCGCAGACAGCGATGAGTTTAGGACTGAGATTGAAAGGATTGCGGTTTTTCACATCGACAAGATGAACGGCCGTTTTTCAATTGACGCTGGAGGCGATCGCAAGCGCGAGCGCGAATGGAACGGTCACGGCTTGAAGTGTTACCTGCGCTGAACGATCCACTCCTGGAGCCCTTCGGGGTTCCCTGAGTGGCTCTATAGCCACTTAATTCCACGACTTGGATTCATGACAACAACAGCGACACTTCAAGACGAATGGGCTTCAAACAGCACTCAACTGGCTGAGCAGCTTGACACTGGACTAGCCGCAGCGGTTTTGCCGTATTGGCCAGTCTGGGCCGCAGCTCAGTTTGCGAGCACTGATGAGACCAAGGATCGGTTGCAGTTTGTGCACGTATGGCGCGACAAAGACGCACTACAGATTGAAAGCACGGACGGTCACCGAGCGTTTCGCTATCGCTTGCCTTTATGGCAAACAGATCTAACACCAACGCTTTGGCGCATCCCTGATTACGGCGTTCTTTTACCGGCAAAGCCGTTGAAGAGGGCCGTATCAAAAGCGAAGCTGTTGACCATATCGAACGACCTCAGAGCCACCTTCCACGGGGGCTCTAAAGGATCGCTTGACGAGTTGTCATCAGTGAATTGTGCGGGAACCTTCTCAGTCCATACCGCCGAAGATTGGAAGCCCGAACGATCGGGGAATTATCCCCAATTGAACCAGCTCTGGCCTGACGCTTTCTCTAACAATGCCGAAAAACCTTTTGCTTTTAATGCCAGTTATTTGAAGCAATGGTTTTCGGTCGTTGAGAAGCTTTCACACAATGGCGTGACAAAAGTGCGCTGCAACTCTGCAAACAGTCCGTTTGTGATGAGCAGTAGCTACGTGCCACATGCCGGGCAGCATTTTGGTCACCCTGAGATCGAATTGCTTTTAATGCCAGTGCTTCTCAGGTACTGATCCACTCCTGGAGCCCTACGGGGTTCCCTGAGCGGTTCTACCGCTTAATCCTACGACTTGGAATCAATGCAAAACCCTGACCGCTGGGGAGCTTATGAGCTCTCCGTATTGGATTGCGCCAATGAACACGGCAACCTGTCGCTCGATGACGCGATGGAGCTTTGCAGAGTGCATGGAACCACCTTCGGCGAATTGCTTGATGGTGGATTCACTGGCCTGTTGCTTGATGCCACAGCCCTCCTCGAAGTGCTGGGGTACTGAGCAATGGGAACACGATCTGCGATCGGCTACAAGCTGCCCAATGGCAACATAAAGGCTTCTTATTGCCATTGGGATGGATACCCAGGGCACCAGCTGCCGATTCTGGTCAAGCACTATCAAACGCTTGAGCAGGTTGAGGCTTTGGTGGCTCCTGGTTCGATGTCCAGTCTGCGAACCCGCAAAACTTGGGCCTATGGCCCTTCTCTTCGGGATGAGCAGGGCGATTTTGTCATTGATGCTGAAGGGCTCCTGCGCTACGAAACCGAGCAGGAACCTGGCCCTCTGTATCACCACGAGCGCGGTGACGGTATGAAGCCGATCACCAGCAACTACCCAGCGAATTGCTGGGATGAGTTGATGGACATTGAGCACCTTTATGTGTTCCACCCTGAGCTCAGCTACTGGGAGCACGTCGAACAAGATTGATCTACTCCCAAAGGCCCCACGGGGCTTTTCTGAGTGGCTCACTGCCACTTAATTCCACGACTGAAAAAACCAATGACTGATTTTTATCTACCCGTCACGGACAGGATCGAATTGCTTATGTATGCGGTTGCCTGCCTTGAGTCTTTGGATGAGAAGAGCCACGCCAAAATGCGTGAATCAATCAAGGAGGCAGTCAAGGACTGGCCGCAAGATCTAATCATCGAGACACTGCTCGATGCTGGGGCGATAACAAGACACAAGCTTGCAGATCATGGTTTGCTGCTTGACACAAAGGAGGCATCGTCATGACTATTTGGACAGCAGGGGCAATTGTTCTCGCCGGCTATTGCACGTTCGGTTTGCTGCTGGCTCGTTTCGGGCGCAAAGACGACACACCAGACGACATCAAGGCTTTACGTCGTATCAATACCGATACGGCTGCGGGTCGCAAAAGGTATTTCGCCAAGGTTCAGCAGATCGCTGCTGATCGCAAAGCCAAAGCTGAGCCCGATGACGGAATCATTGTTGATGTAGACGCAACCCCATATCAGCAGGGGAAGCGATGGGGGAAGCGATGACCAATCAAGAGCTTGCCGCTGTCGTCCAGCGGTTTAGGCGCGGCCATGGCGGCCAGTTCGGGGGCTTGGCCTTTGAGTGCTTGCTGCTGTGCTCCGAGGAGCCCAGGACCGTGCCTCAGCTGGAAGAGCTAACTGGCTGCACCCGTGGCCGGTTGAACCATGCAATCAGATCACTGACGCCATGGTTCAACAAGGAGGAGGGCGTTGTGGTGCTGCCAAAGCTGCACCTATTGCAGCGCCGACGCGTGATCAATGGCCGCGGCCACCGCATTTATGTGACGGCCAAAGGGAGGGAGTTGCTGAAAGCAAGTGCCTGAAAGATCCCAATAGTGCGGACTTCGGGGGCGTAAACGTTGCCGATATCGCGTAAACGAGAATAGTTCTCATTGTTTTGTAAAGTTTAATCCCCACTTCTCTACGCCGCCGATGTAATCTTCAAAGACACCAGACCCCTGCTTGGGACAAGGGTTTGTATCGCACCGAACAAAATGCTCATCATCTCCGTAGTTGTCCCAAAGCCAGTCATGCACTGGCATTTTTTTGTGTATTACTGGCCAGCCGAGGGCGGACAACGAGAAGAAGTGGATATGGGCATAATTGACGAGACCCATGATTTCGGAGGCAGATGGATTTGGATAAATTGGCGACCGCTCTGGAAGTGTTTGGCAGTCTGTCTCCGGGGGCAATGCCGGTTCATCACTTTCAGTTGATCCTTGAGATCGAGAAAGGCGGCAAAGCAGGCCTGACCTATGCGCAGCTTGAGGAGCGCTTTCAGCTCAGCAACGCAGCGATTAGTCGTTCGGTCAATGCACTCAGTGAAAACGCAAGGCATCGCAAAAGCAGCTTTGACCTTGTGGAAATCTTTCGCGACCTAGAAGAGGGCCGGCGATACCGCATCAGGCTTACCGCAAAAGGCATGGCCCTGGTGAGATCAATGAAACAGCTCTAATTCCCACGACTTAAATGGCTGATCGAGTACGGCTACAAGGCGAACACTGGATCGCCGACTACACCCTCGGTGGTAAGCGGAAACAGAACCGCGTCAGTTCAGAAGCAGAAGGCTGGGAGCTCATTCAGAGAGCTCACAGGCAGGCTGTCGTCGATCACGACCAGCAACAGCGCACAGGCATCAAGAAAGCACCTCCAGCACCCACTGGGGGTTTTTCTGTTGCTGAGGCATGGGAGCTCTCGTTTCAGCGACGCTTCAAAGGCCAAGCCAGTGTTGAGAACACTCAAAGCCACTTCAAGAAGATCCGCTCATACTTCGGCCCCAATACTCAGCTGGCAGCAATCAGCGCCATCTGGCTGGATCAGTTCAGGCAAGAGCTATTGAGAGCGATTAGCGCCAAGTCGGTCAACCGTGTCGTCTCTGTACTGCGTGCAATGCGCAGCGATGCCATCACCTTTGGTCGTTTGATTGACGTGCCGGCATGGCCCAAGCAACTGGCAGAGACCAAGATCCCGCCGCGGTTTCTTAGCGGTGAAGAGGTCGATGCAATGCTCGCTTACTGGGCTGAAAAGGCCGCGGCCAATCCGCGTTGCACCTATGAGCTCATGATTGATTTCGTGCAGTTCAGGCTGTGCCAGGGCAGCCGCTTTGGCGAAAGCATCAGGGTCACACCTCGCGACGTGAACAGCAGGACATGTGATGTCACGTTCGTCTACACAAAGAACGGATCACCACGGACTGTGCCGCTGCTGGCTGTTGCGATGGAGATCGTAAAACGCCGCAGCGCAGGCCTTGACGCTGACGATCAGATCTTCCCGATTAAATACTCAACGTTTCAACGGCAGTGGGCTGAGTGTCGTGACGCTTTAGGCCTAGGCGGTCGCGTTGTGCCCCATGTTCTGCGGCACACCATGGCAACCAGGGCAGTGAGCGCAAACGTGTCAACAGCGCAGCTGATGCACTTCGGGGGATGGCGCAGCCTGTCGGCTTTGGATCACTACAGCCATATCGACACGCAAGGTTTGCAGAGGATGAAACAAGCGCTTGAAAACTATTGAGCTGTGATGAAAGATCACAGTCATATCTGCAACTCTGCAAACGAACCGCAAACTTTGCAGACAAACCAGCAAACCCCTGTCCCTCACTAGCTGGTGTGTCTTGCCTTGTCACAACGCACCGCTCTACGGGGGTGCAAACCATTTGCCGCGCAAGGTGTTTGGGGCTTGCAAATGCCAAAATGCGAGGGCGTAATAGTCCCAACGTGTTTGCAGACAGTTTGCAAAAAGAACAAGGATTACAACAGCTAGAAGCAGAGCAACTTTGCAGACAACGCAAAGCTGACGAACGCGCAAGAGCAGCACGAGATAGCAACCAAAGGAAGCTCAAAGAGATTGGGTGTGAATCAGCCCTGGATTACGGGCAAAAGCTGTTCAGCATCAGCGTGGATTTTGTGGCTGATTACATCAGCGCCACTCTTGAAGATTTTTTGCTGCATCCAGAGAAGGCCAGGCCTCACGCCAGCGCTCTACCTCTGCTCGATGATTTCTCCGATGTTCATCACATTGCTGCTGTTGCACTGACCGCAGCGTTGAACCAGCTAAGCCGTCGGCAGACGTATGGAACGTTCCTGCAACACATCGGCTTAGCCATTGAGAAGGAAACCAGGCTGATCAAACTCGGCAAGAAGAGCCCGTTAGAGATGCGCAAGCTGATGCGTGATGGCGTCAGCCGTCGCAAGATCAGCAGCAAGAAGGTGCTCCGGGCATTGAACTGCCCGGTCATCGAATGGTCTGACCTGACCAGGCTTCAAGTTGGCGCGTTCCTGGCTGAAGCAATCTTTGCCACGGAGCTACTGACGCCGATCATGCTGCGAAGGGGCAAGCGCACAATGCGCTTAGTCGTGCCCACTGCACAGGCTGAAGGATTTATCCGCAGCTGCAAGGCAAAGGCTTACAAACCCAATCACCTGTCGATGCTGGTGCCACCGAGGGATTGGGTGGGGCTACATGGCGGTGGAGCCCTTAACAATGATGAACCGCTGGTCAAACCTGTCCTCTACGACGCTGCTGAACCGTGGGCTCTTGATCACTACAAGACGGCAGACCTGACCAGAACGACTACGGGCGTCAACCACCTCCAGTCTCATGGCTACAGGGTGTCGGCTGAAATCGTTGCGATCCAACGACCAACATGGGAGGGAGGTATTGAAGGCCTTTGGCCTTGTGCCAGGAACCCCAAAGAAATACCGAGCCGGTTGGGTGACAGCCCCAGCTCTGAGGATCTGAAGGTACGCAACCAAGCCGCAGCTGCTGCTTATCGCGATTGCGAAGGTAACCGCCACAGGCGCATTCGCATAGAACGCTCGCTTCAAAACTCCGAAGACGTCATCGATCGCGAGGTGTTTCAGGCCTGGTATCTGGACCATCGAGGCCGCTGTTACACCTCGAACTCGATTGGTTCGACCATGGGGCCGGATCATGAGAAGGCCACCCTGTCGTTCTCTAAACAGCTGCCTGTCAACGACGAGGCAATGGCCTGGCTACTGAAAGCCGCAGCAGGCCACCAGGGCATGAGCCGTGACACATGGGAAGCACGACTGAAATGGGGCCAAGACAACGTTGACCTGATGGTTGCTGCTGCTGAGGATCCACTTGGGAAGCTTGAGCTTTGGCGTGGAGCTAAAGATCCATGGCAGTTCTTGCAAATGTGCATTGGCATCAGAGACGCCAAGGCCACAGGAATGAGCGGAACAATGATCCGCCTCGACCAAACGACATCAGGGCCTGGCATCTTGGCGGCACTCACAAGGAACAAAGATGTTGGTCGTTTATGTAATTTATTCGGCGACAGTCCGCAGGATTTGTATTCAGTAATTGCAGAAGCCTGCAACAAACGGCTTAGAGAAGACCTTGAGCTTGGGGATCAAAAGAAAAAGGCCTTAGCTGAGCTCTGGTTAAATTTTGGGGTTGATCGCTCACTCGTCAAGCCTGGCGTTCTTCGTGCCCCATACGGCGGCAGCTACTTCTCATTAGCGGACCAGCTGGTTGATGCCCTTGAAGAAAGACTTGGCTATGTCCCGCTAGAGCAATACATCTTTAGGGTCAGCATCCCAAGCAAGTACATGGCTTCAATCATCTGGGCTGAGATGAAGGCAGTCATTGGCCCCGTGATGGAGGTCAAAGCGTGGCTAAGAGCCTGCTGCAAGAAGTTATTGAACAAGGGTGTCGTTATGGAATGGACTTCACCCAGTGGATGGCCGATGCGTGCTGCTGATAGGCAGCCAAAAAGGCGCGACATTCGCACTCATCTGTTCGGGAAAAAATGCTGCATCACCATTAAAGATCAACCGACCGATGCCCCACTGAGCTCGACGCAGGCCAACAAATCAATCAGTGCCAATACGGTCCACTCATTTGATTCAGCGATGGTTCACAAGATCATCTACGAGGCCGCAAGAGCAGGGGTATCGATAGTTCCGACCCATGATGCTTTTGCTACTCATCCGGCCACTGCAAGCAAGATGCACGAGATGCTGCATTGGGAGTTTGGCAACATGTTTAGGAAGCCCCTGCTTCAGCAAATGAAAGCTGAGATCGAAGACAGGACAGGGGTTTTGCTGCCAGAACCACCTAATCATGGGACGCTAGACCCCATGGCAATTGGCTCGAATCTTTACTTGTTTTCATAGAGGGCTTGCTTTTGTTCTACGAGGCCTTAGTCTTCTGGGGCAGCATGGCTGCAATCACCCAATACCCATGGCCTAATGGCACGCGAACTGAAAAGAACTCCAGCGGTTGAAGTCCGTTGGTGCAAGATGCTGGGCGCCGCTCGTCCTAACCGTTTTGATGCAAGCAAGCCGCATCAATGGGGCGTCGATATTGTTCTTGATTCACAAGAGAAAGAGCATCTTGAATATATCGAAGCAGTAGAGGCAGAGTTCGCCCTACAGCACGGAGAACAGGTCAGGAAATCCAACAACTGGAATCCTGTTAGGCCTGACAAAACGCAGCTTGCTGAGCGTGGCCAACCGCAACGTTTCTACGTTGCCAAGTTCACCCTCAACCAGATGCGTCGCAGGGATGGCACTACGTCAGAAGGCCCAACCATCTTTGATAAGGATGGCCGCGCTTGGGATCACTCCAAGCTGATTGGCAACGGTTCCAAAATGGTGATTGGCTATGAAATTTATGCATGGCCAGACAAAGGTACTGGCGCTGGCTTAAGCCTTAACTGCTTGGCTGGGCAGGTAACTGAATGGCTTGAAGCACCAGCACTCGCACGAACTAGCGCTGCTGATTTTGGATTTAACCAAGCCGCTGGCCTTGAAACCGCTGCTGGGGGAAATGATGGTTTCCCGTTCTAATGGCAAGCCCTACTACTCGCAAGCTGACGAAGATTCAGCGGTTCAGATCCAGCTGCTCACAGAGATCAAGCAACTGCTTCTTCGTGTTGTCAAAACACAAGAGCCTCCGACTCTTCCAGATATTCCGCCGCCAGCTCCGCGCCGCGCTCCTCGTAAATTCAGGAATGACGAGTCGTGAGTTTGTGCTCCCGCTTCGGCCCATCAGTAAAGCCAGGCCTCGGTCCTTTCAAGGCCAGGCCCGGCCTTACATGCCAGCTGCATACAAGCAATGGATCAAAGACGCTCGGATGCACCTATCCGAGTGGTGGGTTGATGAGCCACTGGAGCACGTTGAAATGATGGACGTTCATTTCTATGGCCCCGCAAGGGGCGACCTAGACAATCGCGTCGGGTCGCTCTGCGATGCCATGAATGGACTGGTCATTAAGGACGACAACGTGAATGTCCTGCCTCGGATGAGGCTGTCATTTACCAAGGCCAAGACCACTGAGGCCTGCATCCACATCCGTCTGACATGGGGGGAAGAATGATCAACTGCCCTAAATGCGGATCCGATCAATCCAGCATCAAAGAAACGTATGAGCAGAACAATTTTCTAACAAGACGACGTATCTGCTCCAATTGTGGCAATGGATTTATCACTCGGGAGTTCAGCGCTGATGCGATCAAACTCTTAGTCGAAAAGGGCAACGAGTCCCTTCAAACAAATCTGGTCCGCTTATTCGGGGGCCGATGAGTGACAGCACTTCCTCTCGTTTTATTCGTCACAGTGCCTGTCCTAGCTGTAACAGCAGCGATGCGTTGGCGATCTATGACGATCACGAACATTGCTTTTCCTGTAATTACGACAAGCAGTACAAAGAAAAAAAGGAAGCACCTGCCGAGGCGAGACCTGTTTCGCCAATGACAGAGATCGTGTTCGACACCACCAAGCCATATAGGGGCCTGGAAAAGAAAACGTTGGACTCCTACGGCGTTTCTTTTAAGGATGACTGCATTGTCTTCAACTACAGAGACCGCACTGGTCAGTTCTGTGCTCAAAAGATCAGGGACAAAGAACCTGGCACTGATGGCAAACGCAGGACTGCTTGGCGTGGTGATGCAAAAAAGGTTGCAGGTTTCGGCCAGCACCTAGCCAACCCCGTCAAACACGATGTCCTTTGCGTTTGCGAGGGCGAACTCGACGCACCATCTATTTATCAGTCAACCAATGGCAAGGTTGCTGCTATCTCTGTTCCTAACGGGGCAGCAGGCGCAGCCAAATTTGTAAGGGAGCACTTAGATGAGCTTCTGAAATTCAAAACCATCACTGTTTGCACTGATAACGATGAACCTGGCCATGAGGCAGCGACAGCAATCATGGCGTTGTTTGATCCTGGCAAGGTCAGACGTGCTCTCTTCCCAAAGAAGGATGCAAACGACACTTTGCAGGAGCTTGGCGCACAATCTGTAAAGGATGCTGTTGATGCAGCTAAGGAGATTCGCCCGGATGGCATCAGACCAGCCAGTGATTACAAGGGGATTGCGTTAAAACCACGCGATTGCAGGGCGACGGATTGCGCTTTCAGTTTCTGGAATAGCAAGACACCGTTTTACGACAACCAAATGATCTGTCTCATCGCCGGATCAGGCGTGGGGAAGACAACATTCGCCAGAGCCCTCGCCATGCACGACATGGAACGCGGGATCAAATGCGGGTGGATCGGCTTAGAGGAAACAGCTGAGGAGGCGATCTTTCGTTTTGTCGGCATGGCCGCTGGTATTCAGCTTCATGCAAGACAGGACTACGAAGACTTAAGCGAACAGCAACTAAAAGACATTGAGATGGCTGACCGGTTTGTTACTGGCAGCGGCTCACTGGAGTTGTTTGATCACTTTGGATCGCTTGATGAAGAATCAATCCTTAACCGGATGAACTACATGGTCAGGTCGCTTGGCTGCAAGCACATCTATCTCGACCACCTGACGATCATCGGCTCCGGCTTAGCGCAGGACACCCGGCACCTGGACAGCTTGATCACCAAGATCAGGTCGTTTATTGCTGCAACTAAATGTACGGTGTTTGCAATCTCTCATCTCTCCCGATCACAAGGCCAGAATTTTGAGAATGGCGACATCCCTGAGTTGCAAAACATCAGAGGCAGTCATTCAATTGTGCAATTAGCAGACACGATCTGGGCTCTAGGTCGAAAGCGTGGAACGCAGTTGACTCACTCTCACTGCTTGAAAAACAGGATGCTTGGTCGTCTTGGCTACGCGGGATCTTTTGAATTTGATGAAGCCACCCAACGCCTTGATCACAAATGGGTAGACCAGGCCAGCAGCTTCTGAATTGGACTGATCTGACGATTGGCCAACTCATCTATTTCTTTACCGGCGCAGGCTGGAAGAAAGCAACAGTCCTTTCAAGGACAGATCATTCAGCCAAAATTCTTTTTACTCACGGAAACAATGAGCGACACATCTCTATCACTGACCGACGAAACATCAGGACAAAAGATCACGAGGCTGGAGGAGCTATGCCGCAGGACCGAGCTGGAGATCATGACCGGAGACATCAAGAGTCTTTTGATTTGGGCCTATGAGAGCTACAACGATTCCTTTAAGAGGAGTGATGTCAAAGAATCGATGTACTGGGACGGTTATATCAGGGCTCTTCACCACGTTCTGGAGGGGATTGGTCAGTAATGCCAGTATCAACAGCATCAGTCGTACTCTGCCCTAAGTGCGGCACTCAGACTGCAACCTACTGCTATGGCACCAAAAAACCTGACGTAAAAGTCAGATATAGGAGATGCCCTAAATGTGAAAACCGACTCAAGACTATTCAACGCTTTGATGATCCTAAAGCAGGTGAAAAAATTGTTCCAACCATGACACTACAAGAGCAAGGAAAGTTTCTTGCTGAATGCCGGGCCAAGGCTGCCAGGCAAAAAGGCAGGAGAAAAGCCATGAAACAAATAAAACTAACTGAACGAGACGTGGCTGAGATCAAGTACCTCATTCACAACAACATCCAAACGCAGGCTTACACCGCCATGCAGTACGGAGTGGAGAAAACTTCCATTCATCGCATTGCCACTGGTGCTTGCTTCGCAGACATCCCAACCCCTAAGTCACTAGCAGACCTATGAACCCCAGGATCTACATCGACATTGAGCCCACGCAGTTTGGAGTTAGCCGAAGCCACGAGTACGAACTTCAAGTCGGCCCCTATCAATGGTCGTACTTCACCCGAATTGATCGCTGCATTACTGACATTGGCAACAAGCTAGAGCGACTTGAAGCCTTTGCTCCTCAACACGAACAGGTGATTTGCCTTGGGCATCACAACAATTTTCGCTATGGGGTACTGCCCAGTTACAAAAGCAACAGGCTTGGTATACGCAAGGCCGCTGGCTATAAGGCTTTGAGAGATTGGATACAAGACAACTATGAAACACTTGTCTTCCCAAATGTTGAGGCCGACGACGTAATTGGATTGATGGCAGGCAGAGACGACATCATCTTTTCCACCGATAAAGATCTCAAGACGATCAAAGGCGTTCACATGGATAACGAGGGCAACCTCACTGAAGTCACAGAGCTTGAAGCAAACCGCAGTTACTTCAGACAAGTCCTTACCGGCGATGCTGCTGATGGCTACATGGGGTGCCCTGGCATTGGCAACAAATCAAAGATCTTTGAGCAGGAAGACTGGATCACCTGCTGCACTGAAGCTCACTTCTGGGATCTGGTGAAAAGCAAGTACGAGGAGAAGTCACACAAGCTGCGGTTGATGTATGACATCTACGACCCCATGGCCTACTGCTTACAGGTCGCCCGTGTTGCACGGATTCTTAGGCCAGGGGAATACGACCACCAATGGGATACTCCTGTCCTATGGGATGGGCCGAGTTAGAACTAGGAGGTCTACGTCCTCGTAATTGATGGCCAACCCCATTCAGTTGACCGACGCGGCCCGGTTCTACAAGCAGGAGCCTCAGCAAGTCTCTGCTTTCGAGTGGCTTCAGCTCCAGCAAACGTCAGAGACGATGGCCGAGTTTGCCGAAAGATACCGAGACAAGCCACCGGCTCCTCCAGCGCCAGAGCCACAGACCGGCTACATCACGCCGGAGCTGATGCAGGGCATCACTGCGCATCCAGCGTCGTCTTTTGATGCAGCGTTCTGCAATGACTTCAATGACATGCTCGAATCCACTGGGTTTGATCAGCACCTAGACGCCATGCAGATGTTGATTTCCAACCTGTGCCATGAAAGTTGTGGCTTTCGCTACATGAAAGAGATAGATAGCGGCGAATATCTAAACGGCAGGAAAGATTTAGGCAACGTACTTCCGGGTGATGGTCCACGTTTCCGCGGCTGCGGCCCGTTGCAAGTGACTGGACGTAATCACCATCAGTCAGCATCAGATTGGCTACGCGATCACCGAGGAATAGATGATGGCAAAATCATGGACCTTGGTACTGATTACTCCGCTGACCATTACGCTTTTACCATCGCAATTCCTTGGCTTCTTAATAACGATCTACTTACTGTTTGCTTGCATCAGGGGTTTGAAGCCTGCTGCGTAAAAATAAATGGTGGATACAACGGCTACGAAGATCGCTGTATTTGGTACTCAAAATGCAAGCTAGTGATGACGTGATGGTTGGTCTATGTCGCCTCTACTGTTATCGGCAGGGCGTCTTCAAACTGGTTGATGTTCCTGTAAGTGAAGCCAAGAAGATGCAACGTGAGCTAACCCTTGATGATTGGGTCGTCACTCATACTGAGCACGTCTAGTCATGACCAGCTTCGGCCGCATATAGCGCAAAAGCTGAAGCTGTGATTTGCGCCATTAGTTCAGAGACTTGGCTGCCTGAGCACCGCTCATTGCCTGGGTCTCTACCTTGGATCTTTGGATAGATCGTAAAGCAACCGATCAACGTGCCGCTGATGATTAACAGCTGGAATGTAATAACTCCAGCTACCAGCATCAGCGCAGGCTTCTTCACCTATAAGAACTTCCGGTGAGGAGTCTTAGGTTCAATCCGATAGGCTTCCAGCCCATTGGCATACGGACCAGCAAAGTTAATGTGCCAACCGGGTAGAGGTACAGGCGGAGTTAGTTCTTCACCTTCCTCGTCATAAGTACCTGGCTCGAAGATAGTGCCGACTACATCCATAGCCCAACCGAGGTCAGCTGTTTTGTAGTAGGCAGGAATCACTTCCTCTTCAACTGTTTCTTCAGGGACGTAATACCCTTCTGGTTGTAGTACTGCAATCGCAGTAGCTTCGTCAGGGAATTTGAAATAGGTTGTAGTTGTCATGAGGTTAGTGTTTGAAGTTCTGCGTCAGTTAGACGCTCGTTGTAGTAGGAGAGGCGGGCGATGTGACCGTTTAATTGCGTTTGATAGTTGTTGTTTACAGTTCCCCCAGTGTTTTTATTATTTGCATTTGTTATCTCAATTCCAGTGAACGTACCTGGCTGATGGTAAGTTCCACTGACAGCGGATTGCTCATTATTCACAAGTGCAAAGTCCAAGGAAGTTCCGGATTGGGTAACCGCAAACTTATTTATAACGTTGACTGAGCTTGAATCAAGAATTGTCCTGCCACCACCTGGATTGCCAGGTGCGCTTAATTGTGAACGAAATCGAGTGGGTCCGGTACCGACGTAAGCTTGCCATCTGGAACCATCAGAGCTTATAAAAGTGAAAAACCCTGAAGAATTATCATTTGAGTTTAACAGGCTTACATTTTCAAACACCGTCCCTTCACTCTGGTTATACCAACTGCTGAAGTTATCACCAGTTATCTGAGCAATGTCAGCTGAGCGGGTAACAGTGCTGCCGGTTGTGGGGATGTAGGAGGTTGGGAAGGAGCCTTGTTCTCCTTGTGCCCCCCAAAGGAACAGCCCATCACCTGCCGCTGCCGTGTAGGTGGGCAACCTATTCGATCCAGGGTCAGAAGGGGCTCCAAGAACTAAGACGTTTTTGTTAGTGTTACTAACTGATACTTGAGTAATTGAGCACCTGTACCAGCCGTCTTTCAATGGCTCGATTGTTGCTGAACTTGTGCTGAAATAAGTGATCAAACCATTCACTAAATCAAAGGTCGCAACTCTCGAATTGAATCCACTAGAAGAAGCTAACTGCAAAAAACCATAAACATCAGCTTTTGCGTATATGGAGAACGTGTAATCTACCGCATCTGCGCCTAAAAAAGTACTTGTTATCCATGGGCGCACTGTTCCTACATTGGGCACAAATCTATCCGCCGTCGCAGTTCCGTCGGGCGCAATCGTGACATTAGGTGTCACCGAACATTCGGTTGCACCCCATGTGTCAAGCTCTTCGCTGTCGGGTTCAAGGTTCGTCCTACTCTCTTCAACCAATAACCCTAAGCATTCACCAGTCACTGGGTCATGGTCAAACCGTGGTTCATGATCAGCAGCACTGACGACCAAGCCAGCACTATTGATATAAGTAGCACCAGAAGAACGACTGAACGTAACCCTAGGATCCAGCTGTTGTGAGTTCTGAAAGTCCAGCGTTATTGCTGGCATGATTATTGGATAAGTCATAGGGTTATGGTTTGAAGTTCAGCGTTGGATAGGCGGCGGGAGTAGTAGGAGAGGCGGGAGATAGGAGCGTTTGCCGGGAATATGTTCAACCGATTCAATCCTGTTGACGGTGGATTGGTCGATGACTCAACAGTGCCACCATCAAAAACCATTGCCAAATCACTTGTGGCATAAGCCAATGCTGTACTGACAACAGGTGCAGTAGCTATAGAAAAACTCGTCGTCGGTGAACCTCTTACTCTCCACATTTGTTGGTCTGCACCAGTGCTGCTACCAAATAAAATGCCCGGACGAGCTCCTGCGCGGGTAGCGTTCCTATCGGCAAAAGAAAGGATTCGCGTGTCGCTGCCCGTCGCGTATGTTTGTCCTGCAAACTTTGCGTAGATTGTTCCTTCACTTTGGTTATACCAACTACTGAAGTTATCCCCGCCGACCTGAGCAGTATCAGCAGAGCGGGTTACGGTGCTTCCTGCGGTGGGGATGCAACTGGTTGGGAAGAGACCATCCTCTGCTTGAGGGGCGCAAACCAATACATCAACATCCCCCTCAGTGTTGGGGTGAAAATAATTACCACCAACAGCAAAAAGACCGCTATCTGCTATAACAGTGTTAATTAAAAAAATGCGATACCAACCATTTGAATATTTTTCAAATCCTATGTCATCTGTAGTTACACTGTCATTTTGGAAGAATTTGAATTGCTCGGTTGCAAACTCAAAGTACCGACTATTTGACGCAGTGCTATTCCCATAATCCAAGCCAACTTTTGTCCCCCCATTGTTTTTGACAAAAACGGAATAAGTCCTGTCTAAACCTGTCGGAAAGCGAGTTGCTCGATTGATGACTAATGCTTTACCAATTTGATTACTATTCACCGATTGTGGTCTTACTCTCCAAGACAACATACCGTCGATTGGACTGTCTGTACTACTGGAGAAGGAGTTTAGATTTAGTGTTTCGTTAGGTAAGGCCGATAGATCAGTAGAGTTAGAAACAATGTTCGTCCTACTCTCCTCAATCAACAACCCCCCTTCTTCAAACCTTGCCTCATGATCACTAGCTGTTGTAATCAACCCTGTATCAGGATTGAGGTAAGTAGCACTAGACGAACGACTAAAGGTAATACGTGGGTCCAGCTGACGACTGTTGGCAAAGTCCAGGGTTAGTTCTGGACGTATGGTTGGATAAGTCATGATGTGATTGCCTCCAGTTGTTCGTTAGTTAGTCGTTCGGGGTAGTAGGAGAGGCGGGCAACACAACCGTTAAGTCGATTAGTCCCTCCATAAGCTATATTTCGCCCAATTGTCATTTGGGCAACACTGTTTATTGTGTTGTTACTGCCGGTTTTATTAACACCCTTAACAGCAAATGCGTAATCGCCTGGTTTAATTGCATAGGCAAATTTTATAGGGTTGCCGTCTACTACATTAGTATGCTGAATGTTTGTGTTGGCATTAGTACCATTGACTTGGAGATTTAGATTGATAGTACCGTTTACCATTACTCGATTGTTATTAGTACCAAGATACACTGCATCACCGGGCCTCAATGATGGTCCCACATCAGCAAGCATAGTGCCTTCACTGTTGTTATACCAAGAGCTGAAGTTATCACCAGTTATAGTGCAGACATCAGCTGCTCTAGTTACTGTTGAGCCGGACGTTGGTATAAACGATGTTTCAAAACTTCCCTTTTCAGCTTGTTCTCCCCATACGTCTATATCGCAGCCACTCGAATCACTAGCTCTAATTCCAAATGTTTTACCAGTGATGGCGGGTACATCTGTTGCATCACTGATTACTCGAATCCAAGAACCATCTGCCGGCAATGTAGTTGTTATGGTAGACGATGTACTAGACAAAGTACAGTCAACATTTTGAGCTACACCAGTGCGAGATCGAGCATATACAGAGCATATATGAGTCCCTGTTGCTGCTGGATTAAAGAGTCTTTTTCCTCCGCCAGTGGCCACCGACGATTGGATTCTGATGCAACCTGTGGACCCGTCGGGAGCCGTAGATGTTGAGCTGACGGGAGTAGCACCGCCGGAAAGTAAGTCCCAATTTGAGGCATTTGGTGTGGACGTATTTAGTATTAAGTTAGTCCTAGCCTCTTCAATCAACAAACCCTCTTCTTCAAACCTAGCTTGATGTTCATCGGCATACTTAATAACACCACCCTCAACATAAGTAGCTGAGGATGATCTACTAAACGAGATCCTTGGATCAAGCTGTTTACTCTTTTGAAAGTCCAGCGTCAGGGATGGCCGGACTGTTGGATACATACTCATCAGCTCAAAGTCAATGTGGTTGAACGAATGGTGCCGTCAAGTCCTTTCATGACGAGCTGAATAGACGTGTCAGATACATACCTGAACTGAATGTCACCGCCGGTCTGTGGAGCTGAATAGAAGCTTCCAGTAGGGAAGTAAGGACGTAGAGTGCCTACTTCATCGACAAATGCTTGTTTGCCTAAGTAACCATTAATAGGTATATTTTCAGGCGCAGTGCCAATATCACCGCCAACCAGGCTTCCCCAGTTAGTGCCGTCATGACTTTCGTATTTGCTAGTTGTACTGTTAAACCGGATCATCCCAGCTTCTGGTGTTGTTGGTCGTTGCGCTTCAGTACCAACAGGAACAATAATTGCAGTTGTTGAATCAATATCTACTTCACCTGTTCCGTTAGGAGCCAGTGTAATGTTTCCATCAGTAACGCTAACAATTGAGTTACCGTTTACATCTAAAGGACCACCTAGTTGTGGGGTAGTGTCATTAACAACGTCAACACCAGTAAGGTTTGAACCGTCGCCAGTAAACGACGTAGCAGTTACCGTACCTGTAATATTTACATTACCAGTACCTGTAATATTCTTAGTATTTAGGTCTAAGTTTCCGCCAAGCTTCGGACTAGGGTCTGATTCAACTTCGGTTTGCACAGCCCCAACCGGCAGTGAAACCTGTCCTGTCCTCTGGTCAACCAGCAGCGCGTCACCACCAATTCCAACCTGAAAACGACCGTTCTCATCAGTGCTGCTGAGATAAACAGCGCCCCCGTTGTAGGCAGAATTAGTGCCACTGCCTCCCAGTTGAATAGCTTGCTTGGCCGTGTCTGAAATGCCGCCTAGCCACGGTGCTGCCCGGTAGTCCGTGCCATGGACCGCGCCCACGTACTCAAACGTGTGGCCGCTAGTGCTGATCTGGCTTCGCAGGTAGAACTTAACTGCCGTGCCATTACTGACAGCTCCGGGGTTTAGTCCCAAGTTGACGGATTTATTGTTAGGAGATGGGTTGAGAACCGTGACGACGCACGAGTTACCAGCAACAGTAGTAGCACTGAGGATGGGATACAGCTCAGAGCCAATCTCCATCATCATCGTGGAGCCTGGCTGGTTAGTTGTGTAACTGGTTGCCAACCCAGAAACCGTAATGTTCTTATCGCCAGGGACGTATGCACCCGTTGTGCCTGTATACCCGTTGTATGTGCCTGATGTCGTGCCAGTAATTAACTCTGTTGCTGACTTGCCATCAGCGATTAAGCCGTAACGACCGAAATCTGTCGTACATGCAGTTAAGTTCGCACTACCGCCAGACCTTACTTTGCAATGATATGAAGCAAAAGTTGAGAAGAAGGAAACACATTGCGCATAACCGTTGTTTGCAATTAGCAGCGTAGGCCCGTCTAAATTAATGTTAGTAAAGGAATCTACGACAAATGAGCGAAGAGGAGAGTTGCTTGCCGGTGCGCTTCCGTCAACATAAATACCGCCTCCAGTAGGACTGGAAGTAATATCCCCGCCCGTACCACCAGCTAAATTATTAGGGTCAAAGTTGTCATTATCAATATTGCTATCTGCAAAGTTTGTGCAGTTTTGTATGTAAGGAGATTTACGGATAACACTGCCTGTCCTGAACCTCGCGACCCATCCCTGATTGGGCGGCAACCCATAAGTGGCATCAGGGTCAACGCTTCCAGCAGCTCCCCGAGTACCGCTAGCTTTTAATCCAGCAAACGACATCCCGTTGATATAAGTGCCGGAGTCACAGAGGAACATCGTCGCTTCCTCCGTTGCAGTCGTCGGATGGACAAACACCGAGCGGATTGACTGGCCAACAATGCTCAGGTTCTGAGCTGTAATCGTGATGGGGAACGTCTCCTGATAAACACCAGGAGAAATAAGGATGATTGAGCCATCACCAAAGCTGGTGTCAGCGTTGGCCTGCTCAACAGCTGCCTTGATTGTCAGCTTGGGACTGATGATTCGGTGGCCATCGAACGAGTCATTGCCATTGCTGGCATCGACATAAATGATCTTGGGCTGGGTAGTGAATGTTCCGCCTGATGTAATTGACGCCCAATTCGTTCCATCCCATACCGATAAAGTTTTGTTGACATCATCTTGGAACCAGAATTTGCCCTGCTGATATGGCGCTGCTGGCGGCAATGTCAAGCTGACGATATTGTCATGCCTGCGAGCAATGGCCCCTGCTGTTGCCTGAGCTGCATCGTCCCAGGCAGGAGTGCCTGCATCTTGATCTGCAACGTCACGACTAGGAACGTTTACCCACTGGCTAGTGGTGCCGTCGTACCTGAGAGCATTTTTATCAACAGGGCTGGTGAGATTTGCATCTTTTAAATCATCGACCCCGACTGTTGCCTCAGTAATTTCAATAGGAGTCTTGTTTACCCATTTCTGGGAAGTCGCATCAAACGTCAGCTGATCCCAATTAACGGGACTGGTGATCGTGACATCACCCAAATTGTCCAGGTCAACAAAATCACCAGGGCCAGCCCCGCCGCCAGTAATTTCCCCAAGCCAATCGGTCAGCTCTTGATCGATATAAAGGCTTTGCTCTTCGCTGGTATTTAGATCCTCAGCAACGATATAGCTACCGTCTTGCCACTGCACTGTTTGCTCGTTTACAGGAGTGGATCTCTGGATTTTTAACTGTTGAGCCGCTGTCGGTGCAGTTCCAACTGTCACCAGCTGATCGTTATCCCAAACAAACTGATCACCTGTTGGTGTCCCTGACTGAATGACGGTCAACTTTGTCTGGCTGCCATCGACAATCACGATGCGATAAACATCAACAGTGTCGCGATCCAGAAAATCAAACGTGACCGGAAACGCGACCTGTGAGCCGGTCCCCGGATATACGTCAGCTGAATAAAACGACATCTGTTCTGCGGGGCAGTAACTCTATTGTGCCGTAACTAGCCCCCCTGTCAGCTCATTGAGCTTTCGTTTCTTCACGGCAGCTTGCTCTGGGGTAGGCAGAATCAGCTTTCGATCCATTACATACTGAGCTGCGCCCTCGTAGATCTCTGGCTCTTGCTGCCCTTTCTCGATGAACTTGTTTTCCAACATGTCGTTGTAGTGCTTGTTGACAAGGCCCACTAGCTCGTTGGCAGCAGATGCCTTGCGCTTTGCGTCACTCATTGGTCCGAGGTTGCCAAAGCCTTCTTCCGAGTCATCCTCTCTCAAGTTCATGTATTCAGGACTGGTAAAGATCACGTTGAGAGCTTCCCTCCAGGTATTGCCTTTAACTGCTCTGTTCAGCACAGACTTCATCCTGGTGCCAGGCAAAGAACCTTCCTTCCCGTTCCCACTCAAGCCGGTCTTCAGGGTTTTAGGCGTACCGCCAATACGACCCTCATCCCTGTAGCCATCTGATCTCATCGTTCCAGAGATGATCTCAAGGTCATTGATGCCTGTAGGTGTCACAGGCACACCACCAAGTAAGTGAGACCTAAAGACAGGCGGCTCGTTATACATACCGATCCGATCCAGCTCAGATTCAACGGCATATTCGTCGTCGATCTGAAGCTCAGGCACTCCATCAGGCCATGAGTTTCGTTCCGTTGCAGGCAGGTACTTCAAGCCATTCCACTTACGACCTAAATACGTGTACTGCCGATCTCGACCACCTAATGCTCTAACCAACTCAGGGGTGCCGCCAAGATCAACAGTCCGTTGAAGCCTTTGCATTGTTGACTTCAATGGATGGTCTGGTGGAAGCTTTTTGTACCAATCGTTTTCAGCTTCAAGCAGCTTTCTGCTTTGTGTCGTGATCAGTGAGTCGTAGTCGCTGCCAGTGAAACCGCTTTGGACTTGACCCATCGTCCTAGTAACACCATTGGTTGGAAGGCTGGACGCTGCAAATCGCGCTGATATTTCAGCGACAGCCTGCAGAAAGCTTTGGTTCCTATCGAGTTGCCCCAGTGATCGAACGATCCATTGCAACTGATACAGGCCTGGAGCCCTAAGAATTAATCCTGCAAAGACGCTGGTGACACCACCCATTGCTGTCCCAAAATCAGCATCAGTCATCCGCCCACGCTCCCAGGCGTTCTTGATGTCCTTGTAGATCATCATTGTGCGAATAAGCGGCAAGGTCGCGATTGGCAGTGAGCGAAAAAGTTGCGGGGCATCCTTGAAGTACAAGGTGTTTGGCATCTGCCCCTTAGCTTTTAACGCTTGCTCGTATTGACGTTTGGGCTCGCCATACATCGGGCCAGTCCCGATGAATTGCACAGGAGAGTCTTCTCCCATGCTTTCAATTCCAGCGAACAGCGTTAATACCGAAGCTGTCATTGTCATTGCACCAGCTGCTTTACCTGCAAGCTCTGGAGTAATTGGGTCGCCACGCCTCATGACACCTCCGATTTCAAGCGCTGTGCTGATTGCGGTAGTACCACCAGTACCTAGATCCCAAGCAGTTTGCTCCGCCCAAGACTTAAGGAACGGAACAATGGAATCACCGCCTTCGCTTTGGCGAAAATTTTGAAGGACGTTCTTTGTTTGCTTTAAGCCAAAGACGTTATCGGCAGTGTTGCCCTGCATCCTGAACTCTCTTGACTTTTCAAACGACCGCTGCCTGCTTGGAGTGTCCAGTACAGGCTGACCCACTTTGGTCATTGCAATTGTTTCTCTGATCTGGTCGTCAGAGATTTCGGAACCCGCGTCAAACTGCTGCCTCCAAGAATTAACCTGAGCGTCAGAAGGGTTCGCTTGATAAAGCTCATCCTTGATTCGTGCGTTTGCATAATCCACCGCTCCCTTGACAGTGCCTCTTGGATTTTGCCCAAAGTATTCAAGTTGTAATTCATTAGCTCGATCCGTGACGAACGTGCGCAACCCTGCCCGGTTATCAATTACCTCGTTGATTTTGAGCACCGTCATGACAGGCAGCTCTTGCCCCGCAAATTTGTTTGCTATGTGATGGTTCATGAAGGCCTTAGACCCCCACGCCATCTTGTCCCTTATCTGAAAAGGAATCCGCCACTTGGTTTCCCAAGTAAAACGCTCTGCCCAAACCTTTGCAGCGATGTCGTATTGCTCAGCAATTGAAATCTGACCAGTTCTGTTGTTGACGCGATCAACGTTGCCAGCGAATGGCAGGTCGTCTGAAAAAATATCTTTAAGGATTGAGTCTGTCCACGACTGCTTAATTACAGATTCAGCAATCATATTGGCGCGTGTTGCGGCTGCTGAACCTTGGCTCAGCGATGTCATCGGATTGCGCCAATTAGATGTTCCTACTGGGTTGCGAAGATTGCCGACATAGATCCTTGCTGCATTGCTAGCAATCGCTTTATATCCTTCAGCGGCAAACACCATCTTTTGGCTGAGATAGTTGTTCTGCAAGATCGACTTGGCACCACCAAGAATTGAATCTTTGTATGCAGATCGCGCATACTTTTGCCAATCCACGACTTCAACTGAATCGTCAATTACGTCCTTAGCGGCACCAACCTGCTTCCTGATTCGCTTCAGTTCCTTGACGCCTTGCTTGCCTTGGTTGGCCGCATCAATGACACGGTTCAGCGTTGACCCTTTATCAGCCAATTCTTTGGCAGTTGCACCAGCCAAAATCCCAGCATCCGCATCAATCTGTTCTTGCGTCTGCTTAACGGCTTCTTTGACCTGCTTGTTCATCTCGACCTTACCGGTCTTGGGATTTACCTCAACAGTGCCTTGAGAGGTGCCGTCAGCTTTAACGTTGACTGGGGTCTCGATATAGCCAAGCTCAAGCTGTGGCCCCATCAAGTCCCGCTCATTTCGCAGCAGCTGGCCGCTCCTGGTGCGAGCAATGTTTCTTGCGCGTTGCGAATTAACTGCTCTGATGTAGCCATTTACCAGCTCACGCTTTGCAGTAACCAGCTCTTGCGGTGTGTAGTTCCCTGCCTCCAGCAGATCCTCCATGTCCTTAATGCGCGACATATATCCAGCACGACCAACCTCTGCATAAACCTTGAGCCTGGCTTGGTTCTTCAAGATCGGCAGGAACGGAGCAAGGTTTGCTTGGACGCTATTGGTCAACTCATCTGAGAGGTCCAAGGCAGCAGTGTCGGCAGCATCTTGAAGAGCTTCAACTAAATCCTTGCGTGAGTAGGCAGCAACTTGAGCGGCGTAATCCTCAGGGCTGAGATCTTTCCATGTCTCATCCATACCCCGCAGCAGCCCTAAAAGGCTTGTTGCTTCCTCATCACCAAGACGATCTGCCAATGCTTTTGCATTGTTGAACCTGTCGAGTTGCCTATTGGATCGCCGTCCCTTGGCTATATCGTCAGCTGCTTTATCAACAGGGCCTTTGCCCATTGCCTTTCTGATGACATCATCTCTTGTCTCTGGAGATAGGTCTTCAGGATTAATGCTGTTGAGCTCTTCAGCAGCACCCGCCACTCGGCTGCGTTTTTCGTTTAAGTCTTGGATCTTTTGGAAAAGTTCTTCGCAATTAGCCATGATCAGCAGCCTCCTTGAGTGGCGAGTTGTTTGAGAGCAGCGATCTCAGTGTCGATGCTATTTAAGACAGTGTTTGCTTTCCCTTTCCATTTATTGAAATACCTTTCTCTTTCTATGGCCTCATCAAGAGAAACGTCTACTTCTTCAAGCCTTCCGCTGGCCCTTATCTCGTCAAACTGCCCCTTAGTCATCCCCATGACCTCATCGATTGTTCTAGTGGCATCTTCAAATCTGCGGCCTTGAGTAAGTTTGCCGTCATAAGCCTCTTGGAATATGTCGTAAACGTTCTGATAGCCATTGCCAGCTATAAGGTTTCTGCCTCTAACAGCAAAAGCTCTTATCCTTTCCCAGCCTTCAGCCAGGATAGTAAAGGCATTAGCTGTTAGTTTTTTCTTCCAGCCTTTGAACTCAGGAAAATACTCTTCAAGCTGAGCAATCATGCCTTGACGAATAACGTCTGTTCTTGTTTCGCCTAGGTCTCTCATCCTGGAATAATTTTGGAATGCAACAGCTTGCACTTCTGTCTGTTTAATCCTTTGACCTCCACTCGTCTTCGCCCAGTTAGCAAGATCTGTTTGAGCAAATACGTTGTCAAGAACTTTGAGCTCTTTGGGTTTTAGATACCCACGCTGAATGCGATGCCAGGACTCATGAAACATTGTTGTCCTCAAAGTTGACCTTGAGCCATTCATAAGGTTGTTAATTGTGATCACATCTGAAAGACCGGCGAAATTGCCCAATGCTTCTGCTGTTTTAATTCCATCGCCACCCCACGCTCTTGGAATGACAATCTCTTTGGGGTCAAGCTTGAAATTAAAGTTAGGCAGATCATCACCAAACAACTGTTTGGCGACTCCCTTCAGCTCTGTCTCCAACTGCTGCACTCGGCCATTGATTGCCTGAGCAAAGCGCTCCTCCATCGGCTGAGCTGGCTTATCAGGCAGATCAGGCAGATCGATGCTGAAGTCTTGATCTGCATCCCGCGTGGAAGCCGGAACCTCAATCTCAATCCTTTGCTGCGGAGCCTTACGACTGCCGGTTGCGTCTTCAATGCCGTCCTGAATTGCGGCCTTAACCTCAGCCCCCAGGTCCAAAGCTTTGCGACGACTGATGCCCCTTTCTTCTAATGCTGCAAATAGAACCTTTCGCTTCTTATCAGCCTTAGCCCCAGTCGTTTTGCTCTGGAGCATGTAAGCCGCTCGGTCTAAATCGCTTTCAAACTTCAGCTGTGCTTGGCCAAACGTTGGCTTTGATTTTGCGTATGCCTGCGGCATTACAAATGCTGGCTGCGCCTGGGGGAGCTCAATCCCTTGAGATTTCAACTTGTCCACCCAATAGGCCGTGGCCTCTTCTGGCGTGACTCCTGCACTGTTAAGGATCTGCCTGCCAGCCGGAGAATCGATATTGACGAGCCTGCTTCCATCATCAATTTGAAGCGGCTCCTCACCAGGCATTCCCGACATTCCAAGCCCTTTCTTTTTCAAACGAGAGCCAACATGCTCAGCTTTTGCCTGGGGTTGTGCCGGGGGTTCTTCCCACCCATCAAGCTTGCCGTTGGCGACCTGCTCCTCAGGGCTCATCTGGTAGTAACCCTCAGCTTCGCGGGTCTCATTGATGATCCGCTCAGCCTTCGCGTTATCAAGCTTTTGGTACTCATCCTTCAAACGAAGCTCTTCATCCAGAGCCTCGAATGGAGTCATGTCGTCAATGTCTTTCTTGGTTGCAGTCGGAATCTCAGGGGCTTCTGTCGCTGATGGCCGCACTTCGCCGTTATTGATGGCTTGCCTGATGACCTGCTTCTTTACCTCATTGCGTTGCGCTGCTGGCATCGCAGAAGGTGGCGCTGAGATTGGGCTGGCTGCCCCTGCGTTCTTTTGCCGGACTCTCAGGATTGCATCGATCAGCTCACGCCTTGTCGCCTTGGTTGGCGACGTTCCAGCTTTGGCTAGCTCTGCACCGACGTTTACGTCTAACGATGCAATTCCTTGAAGCTGCGGAACGTCAATGGCCTCAAACATCTCCTGATCAGGGAGCAATTGCTGAGGAGGCTCCACAACAGGAGCGTCAGGAGCGACCTCTAATTCAGGAGCAGCTGGTGCTTCTTCGACCACATCAGAGCCAAACCCACGCTGCTGACTGCGAGCTTCAGCAACCTGCCGCAGTTGCTCTTGCGCCTGACGCATCTGTTGCTGTCGGTTCAGCTGCTCACCCAAAGCCTCAGCAATTGGCTGCTCAGGAGGACGACTGGCAATAGCAGTCAGGCCTTCGTCGTCCAGTTGATCCAAGCCACGAACGGCAACATCAACTTCTGGCAATGACGAGTCCCAAGAAGACTCCATCAGATCGATGGCTTCTCTTGGATTCTTTGGTGCATCCGCTGTTGGGCTTGGCTGCTCATCAGCTATGAACTCATAGGAGCCCTCACCATTTCGTTGCTGTAAACCGCTTTCTTCTGTCCAGGTCCGAGCCTTACCTACATCGTTGACCGTGTTGTGAGATTTGTTGTTTCGGGCAATTGACTTAAAAAGATCAGGGCTGGAGTAACGCAAGTCATCTGGGTTAATTAATTCGCCAAATGAAGCCTTGCGATTTAAGCGATTTATCCCAAAGCCAACAAGACCTTCAACGCCTTTAGCAGCTCCAAAAAGTCCACCTGCTAAAGCAAAATCAAAGCCAGCCTGTGGAATTAAAGATTTTAGGGCCGCCCGTGTTTGGTCGTCACCAGGATCGGCGTATGGCGACTCACGATTATCGACAAGAGCAGTGGTCGCCATTGACTCGACGCCAAGCGCTGAACTCCAACGCAAAAACGGCCTCAGCTTTGCTGCGTTTTCCGTCCGCAATAGGGCCCCTAACGGCCCTCTGGTATTGATTAATTGACGTGGCCCTGCTGCTCCACCAAGAGATTTGAGCTTCGTCCCCGTAAATGCTGTTGAACTCCCCATGGGATTAACCGGAGTCCTGCCAATAAGCCAAGCCGCAAACAAGCTGACTGCAACTTCGCCAGACAGATCCCGGAACATCCGGTCAGCTGGGTCGAGCTCATAACGCTGTGGGATATCGAGGAGGTTGGCACTCGCTTCCTTCAACCCCGCCAAAGGCCGACCCAAAAGAGTTTCCTCTGGATCCTGCGGCTCTGGCTCGCGCCCTTGGATTGGAGCAGCAACCTGCTCAACAATGTTCTGGCCAAGGTTTACGCCAGCCACGCCAACGTTGGCGG